AAACTAGGCATGACAGTTCGTTCTGACAATTCATGCAAATTCCCCAACTTGTCAGACAATTAGACAAATTGTGTGAAAATTAGAAACAATTCTGACAATTAGACAAATTGTGTGAAAATTAGAAACAATTCTGACAATTAATCAATCTGTCTGACTTTAATACTTTTTGTTAAACCCTTGACTTTTATATGCAAAACTGGTACTATGATATTGCAACAAATAAATAGCAAATATGTAAAGGAGAGAAAAAATTATGTTTGATTTACAATCTTGTAGAATCACAGGAAGAGAGACAAGAAGTGACGCAAGCAATATGTTTACTGTACATATTGCTTCTTATGAATCAACCTTTGTTGATGAATGTAAAGAGGAATATGTTTATCAGAGTGAACTTATTTATGTTAATAAGATTCCATCTTTACTTGATTGCTTAAATCGCACAATTAGTGTATTTTATAATAAAGATACACCGTTCCCCATTCATAAACATATTACATTTTTTGATATATCTAGTGTGATATGTTCAAGACGTTTTGATCTGTACATAAACGGTGCTTTCTACAAAAGAGCCGTAGATGTAGAAGATCTGTCAGACGTTTATCTATTGTTAAAAAGAAATGGCTTGTACGTTTATGATGTCACGCAGTCACTCATAGCACCAAGTGAATATAATTTATTAGTAGAAAAGGAGAACAAAACATGTTAAAATCATCGATCAAAATCATATGCCGTCCTTATGATGGCAACAGCAAAACAAAAGCTTTTATTGAATTAGTCCTTGATAAAACAATCGTAATTAAAGGATTGACGCTTGTAGAGGGTTCAAAAGGATTATTTCTTTCCTTTCCGTCATCTAAGGGAAAAAAAAATGGAAAATACTACAATTCAATTTACTCAATGGATAAGGAGTTTACGAAGAAGTTAGAGGATGCTTGTATTGAAAAATACAATGCACTTATTAATAAATCTGGGTCAGATGAACTACCTTTCTGTTAATAAATTTATAAGGTGTACTATTTTTAGTACACCTTTTTTTCAGTAAAGGAGAAATAAAATGAATATATATGATAAAAACGGATGGCTTGATATTCCAAAAATTGTAACTACATGTAACAAAAACGAAATAAATTTTATTTTCATAATAGGCGCACGACGTACCGGAAAAACCTATGGAATCTTCAAACATTTCATTGAAGATATTTTTTCTAAAAATGAAAAGGTCATTTACATGAGAAGAAAAACTACTCAAATAGATTCTGTATTAATTGACACAATGAATCCGTGGATTGATATAAATCATGACATGCATAGAAATTTCTTTTTCAAAAAGGTAAAGGGTGAAAAAAGCCGGGTATCCTTGCAAGAGATCAATGAAGCAGGAGAGGAAGTTTATCATGGGGAAGCGTTTAGTCTTACTAGTTTAATGAATAATCGTGGTTTTTCTGGATCCGGTTTTTCGGAAGGAATCTATGATGAGTTTATCCCGGAGAAGCTTGACAAAAGAATCAAAGGAGAAGAGGATGCTTTTTTAAACGGAGTAGAAACAATTTCTGCAAACCGTGAGTTAATTGGTCAGAAACCTTTTCGTTGGTGGATTGTCTCAAATAGTAATACACTTGATTCCCCGCTTATCCAGTCTTTTGGGTTGCTTCCGAACTTGGAAAAAATGAAGAAGTCCGGACAGGAGTTTTCCATGTTAAAAGATCGGGGAATCATCATTATTTTGATTAATAAAAGTCCCATTTCAGAAAAGAAAAGAAAGACGGCTCTTTATAAGGCACTTACTGGAAGTACAGATTTTGAAAAAATGGCTCTCGACAATGACTTTGCATATGATGACACGAGTTCTATAAAGTCAGAAGATTTGAGAAACTACCGGTTGATTTGTGTAATTGGATCTATCGGAGTTTACGAACATAAAAAAGAAGCTAAACTTTACATAAGCAATCATATTTCCGGATCCTGCAAAGATATTTTTCCAGACAGTGAGTTGGGTAAATCACAGTTTAAATACTATTATTCATGGATATATAACTATATTATTAGTAATAGAATTTCCTATCAAAACCTAACTGTAAAATTTTATCTTGATAAAATTTTCAATTTGTGATATTTTATTTTAAGGGAAAACAGCTACATCAACCGTCGGAAACGGATGCTATAGGGATGATTACCCGCAAGTTTTCCCTTAATTTTTCTTTCCTACATATTCCCCTTAACATCCGTTTTTCTTTTCAATAAAAAGGAGAAAAAACAAAAATGAAAATCGAAGAAGTAGTTGCACTCGCAAATGCCGGTTTTTCAAAATCTGAAATCCTTGGATTTGCAGGGCAGAATCAGAATCAGAATCAGAATCAGAACCAGAACCAGAATCAGAACCAGAACCAGAACCAGAACCAGAATCAGAATCAGAACCAGAACCAGAACCAGAACCAGAATCAGAATCAGAACCAGAATCAGACTGACACCGTGTTAGAAGCCATCAACAAATTAACAGCTACGATTCAGGCTTCAAACATTCAGAACACCGGGAACACAGGGACAAATCCCCCAAGAACAGAAACAGATGTCATCAATGACATATTGAAAATCATGAACTAGAAAGGAAGTGAATTAAATTGGCAGTAAATAGTTTAACACCGCAGGATGCCTACATTCTTATTAATTCCGTAGCCAAACAGGCTACCGGACGTTCTAACCTTGTAGCGACTGACACAAGTTCTTTTGTGTCCGTAGGGGAAACCTTGTTACGCACAGGGGTAGAAAATACACTGAAAGCAATGAGTACAGTATTTGCATATACTTATTTTTCAAACGAATCTTATACTGGTAAATTAAAGACCGTTGAACAAACAAATCTTCGGTGGGGTGCTATTGTCCGTGAAATCACGTCCCTGTCAATGGATGCCGAGCAGTCTGATGACTGGAATACAGAACAGAATCCGAACACATTGGATGATGGTAAATCTATCGACATGTACAAGATTCATAAGCCAAAAGTACTTGAACTCAAGTTCTACGGCACAAAGTTGTTACAGAGATCAATCACACGGTTTCGTGACCAGCTGGCACTTGCTTTTTCAAGTGAGGAGGAATTCCTCAGATTTTACGAAGCTGTTATGATTGAGTTTCGTAACGATATTGAGATGGATCGTGAGAGTGAACGTCGTGCTACCATGCTCAACTATATGGCAGGATTATCATCTCTTGGTATGGAAGTTGACCTTGCACATGAGTTTAACACAGAGAATGGAACACAGTACACAAGAAATCAGTTACTTTCCGAGCACCGTGATAAGTTTATGCCGTTCGTAGTTGCTCGAATCAAACTTGATTCTGAAAAGATGACAGAGAGATCAACTAAGTACAGATTTACTATCAAAGGCTTTGAAAACCTTTTGAGGTTTACCAGAAAAGAAAATCAGCGACTTATGATGCTATCATCATTCTGGATCAACTCCGAAACACAGACCATGCCGTATGTGTTTGATGATAAAAATTTACAGATTGAGAACAAGGAACTTATCAACTGGTGGCAGTCTGCTGATAATGAATCAGAGATCAAGATTACTCCGTCCATCATTGGAGCGGATGGTCATGCAAAACAGGCAGAAAAAGAGGTTAACTTACCGTATGTCCTTGGGGTACTCTATGATCGTCGTGCAATGGGTATCAACTGGCAGTTTGATTATAGTTCGACTACTCCATTCAATAGCCGGGGTGGCTATTACAACATGTACGTTCATTCCAGAAAAAACTACTGGAATAACTTTACGCATAACGGAATCCTTTATGTGATCGGAGAGGGGGCATAAAATGTTAGCTGTTTCATTGAATGTTCCGGCAGGTGGTTCTATTGTAGCAAAATTACCTGTTAGAGAAGTGGGGGTTAGGCGACTAATTATATCCGCACCTTATAACGGTTTGGATATCACTTATGATGGAAATATTATTTTAAGATTTAACAGCTATAATGGATTTTATCAAGTAGAGTTTGAATCTTATCATGGTTTCCCAAACTCTACACATTTTGCATTTATAAACAATTCAAGCGAAAATCATATAGTCTGTGCATTGATTGATTACGTACCTAATTCACCAATAGCGAATGATTATTTTGAGAGGATTTAGAATGACAGATACAATTTTGACCGTTTTAGGAAACTATGCTTTTCCCATCGTTTGCTGTATTGGCATGGCATACTTTGTGAAGTACATGTATGACCAGACAAATGCACGAGTTGATAAGCTTAACGAAGAACACAAAAACGAAGTTGACACACTTTCTGAGGTAATCAAAAACAATACGATTGCTCTGGAAAAAATGAATACATTGATCGAACAGATTGGGAAGTAGGTGTAAACATGACAGCAAATGAACTTGTAGTATACGCTCATAATTTAATTGGCACTCCTTATGTGTGGGGTGGCTCAACACCTGCACATGGTCTTGACTGCTCCGGATTGCTTTACTGGATCCAGAGGACAGCGGGCTCAGACGTTGAACGATATAACGCAGCAACTTATGCAAACATGGGTGTAAGAATTCCGGTTGGTCAGCAGAAACCCGGTGATTTCTTATTCTTCGGTTCTCCTGTTAATCACTGTGCTATTTACATTGGATATGGAAAAATGATTGAAAGCCGGGGCGGTCGTAAAAACACGGCATATAATCCAGGCACAGGAGTTGTGATATCTCCGGTAACTCGCCGGCATGATCTCGTTCGTGTTTGCAGGGTATGGGATTCAAGCCCATCATACGTAGTAGGACGGACTTACCGTACACAGGTCGATCATTTACGTGTTCGCTTTTCCGTTTGGGGTCAGATCAAAGAATACTCACAGCTGACAATGGACGGAATGAAACATGCATATTCCGATGGATGTCTGAAGAAAGGAACTGTAGTCACGATAAAAGAAGTCAAAAAGGATGATGACGGAGCAACGTGGCTACGGATTCCATCCGGTTGGATCTGTGCCATTACTTCAAAAGGAGAGATATACGTATCATGACAGAAATAGTTTTGTACCATTTTTCGAAAAGAAAAAACAGCACAAAGCTTCCTATAGGGCAGGGGACAGAAGTTTCCTGCCTTTTAAAAACTGCAACTACATTTCAAAGTCCTACGTTTATTTTGCAAAGACCAATGAACGACATGCTACAATTTAACTATTGCAAATGGGCGGATCACTATTATTTCATTGATTCAACTACTTCAATCAACGCAGGACAAACGGAAATAACTTGTACTGAGGACGTTTTGGCAACTTATAAAAATGAAATAGGCGAATATACATGCTTTATTGAACGATCAAATCATCAAGACCCTTTGCTTGATGATCCGCTTTACTTACCCACTGAGGACTGGCAGAAGCAGGATACTATAGTTGCACAGCCAGTTAATGTATTTGTTAATGGATATGCAGGCAACTATATCATGCGTATTGTAGGAGCAGCAGGGGTTGAAACTTACTATGTTACGGAAAAACAGTTAGGTTTGATTGTGAGTTTCATGTATACGGCTGATAACTTCCAAGAACTGATTGAGAACGCAACGACAAAGTTTTTGTTTGATCCTGCAAAATATATTATAGACTTAAAGTGGCTACCCTTTCGCTCAAGTAATTTTATATCAATAATGAATGATGTATATTTAGGATATTGGGATTCCGGAGTTCAGGCATTATTAATTGGTGGGGCTTCAAGTAGTCCGGTGGTGCATTTTTCCTACAATCTTGAACTGACTAATCCACTTTATTCTAATACAGATTTTCGTTTTTACAATGGTAATTTTAGCCGTTACTTTGTACAGCTTCCTTGCATTGGAGTAGTTCCGGTAGATATTACAAAGACAAATAATGGTCAGTTATTAGCCGATTACTATTTTGATGCATATTCTGGAATATCTGATGTATGGCTAAAATCTGGAAGTACTGTAATAGGCCACTATCAGTGTCAGATGACAGTACCGGTAAACATAGCAGGTGCAAACGTCAACATTGGTGATGCATTGATTGGTGGACTTTCCACCGTCTCTTCAGCTATGACAGGAAATGCACTCGGTGTATCTTCCGGTGTACTTAACACTATGCAATCAATTTTATCTCCGGAAGTCACAAGTATTGGTGCGGTTGGATCAGTGGGGGGAATCCTCAATAATCTTGATGCATCCGTAATCTGTTATACAAGAATGAGTACAGAGCCAAACGGTGCAGGTGAGGGATATGCAGATGGAAACAGTCGCAAGATTTCAACCTGTTCCGGCTATCTCAGATGCAGAAATGCATCCATAGAAATTAACGGGTTTACCGGAGATCAAGAAGCAGTGAATAACTACTTGAATAGTGGTTTTTATTATGAATAATGTTTCACGTGAAACATAGAAAGAGGTGTAAAATTATGTGGTGTCCGATCGGATTCGATAAAATCAATATCATTTCAAATTACTTCCAACCGTCGGGAATCAAGGCAGACAGCATATATACTGACACGTTTGATCGTATGCTATATGAGAGAGTGTGTTCTATTTTTGATATAACATACAATGCAAAATTTGACATTGACTATTTTAAGTATTGCCTGCTTGGTGGTGGCTTTATTGCAATCACATATACTGATGCATATGGACTGATTGCTCAGTATCCTGCGATCAGTGGATATGATATGTATTGCAAGCCAACGCTTGCAAGCATTAACACATATGCTACCAATGCAAACATAAGCTTACAAGATTTAAAGATTGGCAAAGATTGTAGTGTAATCTATTTACGTCCATCAAGATGCGGAATTTTTGACATTATCGGTTATTATAGTTATAAATTGGCTCTGGTAGCTTCTGCATTTGATATGAACGTATTTAACAGCAAGTTAGCTTTTATGATGGCCGCCAAAAACAAAAGTGCTGCGAAAACACTGGAAAAAGTCTATGACCAAGTGCAGGAGGGTAACCCGGCAGTTGCGTATGACGTTTCAGTAAAAGAAAATGAGAACGCAAACATGAGGGGAAAAAGTTCAGAAGCGTTTGAATTTTTCAACAAAGATTTAAAAAACAACTTTATTTCAAAAGAATTGATTGAAGTGTTTGAAAAGCTTCTTGACCAGTTTGATACAGAAGTTGGGATTCCGTCTGTCGGTTCTGATAAAAAAGAACGCTTGAATGTTATGGAGACTGAAAAAAACGACATTGAATGTGTGACACGACTTACTACATGGTTAGAAACCATGCAGGCAGGAGTTGACATGGCAAACAGTCTTTATTCAACTTTGAATCTTAACGTAAAGATCAGAGACTACAAAAAGGCAGGTGTAACAAATGGGGATGTATAGAATTACGATAGCAGGACTTTATGAATATGATCAGACCTTATTCGACAACATGACTTTTCCGGCAGATGCTGACAAACAGAACTTTATTGACAGCTTGCTTCTATCCTATGGTGATTGCGAACCACTCTATCCGGATGGCGAGTTCATGAAACAGTCAGCTATTCCGGCATGGTCTAAAAAATGGCAGGATTCCATTAATCGGGTATTTCTTGCTTTAAAGAAAGAATATAACCCAATTGAGAACTATGACCGACAGGAGACTTGGATAGATTCGCCAGATATTGAACGAAATACAGTGACAGGCGGTAGTGATACGAACACATTAAAAGCCGGACGTGGTTCGGTCACTTCAAACAGTGGCAGTGACACTATGGAACAAAAAGTGAGTGCTTTTGATTCCTCAGATTATCAACCATCACAGGAAGAAACTACAAGCTATGGTAATTCAACAAAGTTGGAAACTTCCGGACAGGATGTAAACAACATTAATTATGGGCGAACTGAAAAAAATACGGAAAAAGGGTCTACGACCCATACCGGGCAGATTCATGGAAACATAGGTGTAACTACGTCTCAGCAGATGATAGAAAGTGAGTTACAACTAAGGAAGCAATCGTTTATAGATTATTGCACCGGTTTGTTTGCCAGTAACTTACTGATTCTGGTTTATTGATAGAAAGGAGAACACATAATGAATAGTAAATACCCTCACAGTTCCATGCAGGATATGAACCTAGACTACTTATTAAAAGTAGCAAAGCAGGCAGGAGAGGATCATAAAGAATGGTCAGACATAAAAGGAACCGCACAAAAACAGATTGATGAAGCAATTAAAGATTCACTAGATTCCGGAGAGATTGGAAAAGTAGTTGATGCTGCAACGAAAAAAATCTTGACGGATGAAATTGAACCGTTAAAAGGCACAGTAACCGAACAGGGTAAACTTATTTCTAACCTTGAAAAAAGAGACGGTTTATTTGATTTAAGCGGCAGAACTATCATTATTGGTGACAGCTACACAGTAGGTTATACGCCGGACGGAAACATTACTCCATGGACAGAACACTTTTTGGATTACTGCTCTATTGATAATGTAACTATTAAAAGCAATGGCGGTGCTTCTTTTTCAACATCTAACAACTCATTCCTTATGCTTCTGAATCAGATTGACGCTGATCCATCTGTAAAGCAGATCTTAGTTGTTGGTGGCTACAATGAGTTCGGTACTTATTCGGAAATTGAAAATGCGATCAATGCCTTTTATGGGGTGGCACAGACACGTTTCCCAAACGCTAAAATCTTTGTGGCAATGGTTGCATGGTCAGCAGACAGTACCCAGTGGAACAGGTTCAAAATTGCAAAGAGTGTGTACAACACGCAGCGGAAAAATTGGATCTATCTTAATGGAAGCGAATATATTTTACACGCTGACGGATTCATGGGGTCGGACGGTTTTCATCCAAACACGACCGGACAGGAACGACTTGCTACCTACCTTGCGGAAGCAGTAAAAACCGGTTCTTGCCATCCATCCTTTTATGATGTAACTGCAAACTTCGAAGCAGGAGATTTTACAGCAACTCTAGGAAGTAGTTGGTCGATCGTTACAAATTACAGAGAAAACAGTAGTAGCATCATCTGGGGCGATTATGTTTGTTTTCCAAACAGCGGCGAACTTATTTGTAATGGTACAGAATACTATATCGGAAGAATCTATTCAACTTCCTTTGTTGGTGATGGAAACGGTTATACCTGCTATCCAACAACTGTGATTGTAAAATCCGGATCTGAATTTTATCATATTCCGGCCCAGTTTAATTTCAGAGGGAGACAGATTTATATTTCTTTGTATGACATTAGTGATGACAAACACAACTACAGAACCTTGACAAGCGTAACACAGGTACAGATTCACAGAGGATCAATTACACTGTAAATGTTTCACGTGAAACAAAAATAAAGGGATGCAAATTTGCATCCCTTTTCAACTATATAAAACCTCTTTTGTCTCAAACGGCAACGGCAATCCTGTTTCCTTATCATACGGAATCGTATGATCCAACTCATACTCTGTATCGGATAAACGGATTGCACAACCGTACTCTATTTCACACCCGTCAATAGTTATATTGTTAATTCCTTTGTTATACATATATTCTGTTTTTAACTTCCAACTTGGGTCTTTTTTCCAGTCGTTCGCACGGCGGTAGTTTCTGCGATAAGTGAGACTATTTCTATAGATAAAACCTTTTTTAAAATTATTTATGTCATCATCAAGACAATAAACACCGTCTTTCGGCACTCCTGCGACAGTCTGTTTTAGTTTTCCTTTTTCACGATAGCAATACCGTTTACTACCCATTGTTTTAAATTCATTGTAAATGCCGTCAAACTCGGCAATACCAAGTGTATGTGATTCCCCATTAAACACTACAGTTCCAAGTCCACGTTCTGCTGATTTTTTCATTACTTTATCATTATACTCAGCAAGTTTTTTACTATCCCAGTCTGTACCCTTAACTGAATCGGTGTCTGAGTAATACCATTTTTTACAGCACTTCCCAAGTTCAAATAACTCAGCCTGTGCGTAAGCAGTAACCCATACCCCCCATTGGTACGGTAAAAAAGAATTACGACTTTTGTAATACTTTTGTAACTTTTCCTCATATTCTGATTCACTTAAAACGTCAGACCATAGCCCAGTTTCGTAATCTTCTTCAAACATGGCTTGTATCATTTTTTGTACCATCATTCCGTAAATTCCGTTTAGTTCGCCTTTTGAAATCATATATAACACAGGGTCAGCATGTTTCAACGTATTCTTATGCTCAAATAATTCAATCACATAAGAGATTAGCCAATCCGGCAAGTAGTCTTTCTTTGCTCTCATGACGCTTGAAACGTCTGCCCATTCAAAGTCATAGGCCTCAAATATGACTTGCAAATCCGGATCTGTAAATGGATAAATGACAAGATCTGCATTAACAATTTTACCATTATCAAGGTTCAATTCCATAGCTTTCTTTTTGCTTATATTCTCTGCATCTGGAAACACACAAACTTTTGCTTTATGAAAAGCAAGCGGTGGCATAGGGTGATCTTTTTTCAAACGTAATTTTTTCAGCCGGATATAGCCGGCAAAAGCATAACTTTCTTTTAAATCCATTATATCTTGCAAAGATAGATTTGTTTCTACAAATTTTGTCATAGGAAACTTTTCATAAACGATTCTGGCAGGGTAAGAACTTGTAAAATCGTAGCACTCCACCGGTTCAGTAATTAACTGATTAACATAGTACCGGTTCGCATGAGTATAGCCGCCGTGATAGCAGGCTGTGAGTAACTCGTACTGATATAGCGTGAGTTGCATTGACATAAATTTCTTATGCCATTTCTTGTCCTTGCGTGCAAGTGATCTTGCTTGATTACGGATAAATCCTGTATTAGTCAGTGGGGCAGTGGCCACGTTCACGTTTCTTTGTGATAAATAAAGTCGTAACGCTTTACAAAGACAAATTGTATCAATGCAGACGTATGTCATTTCCTTTACAGTACGCCCAGATTCCGGAGTTCTTTTCTTTTTATAGTCCCATGTACCGGTAGCTTTTTCAAGCGTCCCCATGTCCTTACAGAGACGTTCAAGAGTACGTTGAGTGAGTATGGCGGAATCTCTTATTTCAAGTCCAAAAGATTGCCATTGCATAAATACGTACCTATGTGTTTTGACTGCTAATTTACGATCCGGAATTCCAAACTTTTCTAGTAAATGATTCCTTAAAAACATGTAATCATATGACAAGTTATGGATGTAAAAACGAACTGTATGCTCTTTGTCAGCATGAAGTGTGTCACAGATACGGTCAATCGTATTGATAAGATTACGTACATGATTACCATACAAACAGCAATCATTTTCTATAGTTATAGTCCAATCAGTTACCCAGCCTATATCTTCTGTATCTGAAACGTACGTTTCAGTATCAATCGTTATTATTTTTTCATAAAAAGACTGGAAGTGTCCTGCATTACTTTTGCGGATGAAATTACTGTCAAAAAGGTGCATGTAATCATAGTCTTTATATGAAATTACTGGATATCCTGCTATAACCATTTTTTACCCCTTGTATTTATATTTTAATGCTTCTGCTTCTCCGGAGAAACCTAATTCTTTTGCTACGTCATCTGCTCGGTCTATGTCCGTGCGATCTCTGAACTCCTCTAATTTGCTAATTATTTCACTCATTGTGTCGCCATCACGCAAGGCTTTACCAACGAATTCTACAGCCTGTTCAGAAGAGTATAAAAGACTTATAAGTTCAAAAGCATAAGACTGAAAAAAAGCACTCATTTCACTTGTATCTTTAAACTCAAGTCCATATTCAGACAACTTCTCACGTCTCTTTTTTATGATTGAATTCCAACCTGGCACCGTAGAACTTTTTTCTTGTAAGACATTCTGCATCAATTGTATCTGCTTACGCATGGAAGAAATCTGCATATAAAGGACGTTCCGATCGCTGTAATCCAACTTTATTTTTTCCCTTATTCTTTTATTATAGCCAAACTTTTTAAGAATTGCATTGTAATCAGCGTATGCACCACCGGATTCAGAAGTGAATCCTGCTCTCTCTAAACGAACCATACGCTGATTTAGACGTTTAGCCAGACTTGTATAAAGTCTGGCTAATTCTTTTTCATTGATTTTATATGGGTTTATATCCTGCCCCTTGGTTGTGATTCTTTCTGTACCCTTTAAAGCCATTACTGCTCCTTTCTGAACCTTGGTGCAATCCAATCATCACACTGTTCAAAAGTGCCATCCGGGTATACTACAATACCCTTTACCCATTTCAGAAACATAGTAGGACGTTTATAGCCGGACACTTTAAACTCTCCCCAGAGACCGTTATAATCCATGAACTCTGTGACAGCGTCCGCTCTCTTTTCTGCATAGTATTTATAAATTGCATTAAGCTGTGATTTACTTCTATTCATTGTATGTTCTCCTTTTTTCTAATTTTTATACTTCTATCAAGAGTTTTTTGAGCAACTTTATTACTTCCCAGTTTGTAGATGCTTTATAAAATTCTATCGCTTTAAATGACTGATAATAAGTTACAAACCAATCCTTATAGCCTGTTAAACTTATTTCAACATAATCTAAGTAATAAAGATAGTGTACACATAAATAATCACCATCTTCAGATAATTTACAAGTAAAACTTATTTCAACATAATCTAAGTAATAAAGATAGTGTACACATAAATAATCACCATCTTCAGATAATTTACAAGTAAAACCCTGTTTCTCAAGATCACGGGCAAGTTGCTTTAAGTTCATTGTACTTTTATTGTAGTATGGATTGTGCATAATTTTCTCTCCTTTACATATTTGCTATTTATTTGTTGCAATATCATAGTACCAGTTTTGCATATAAAAGTCAAGGGTTTAACAAAAAGTATTAAAGTCAGACAG